ATCGGATGTAAATGCTAGTAGCGGTTCAAAGAAAAAGGGTTGGTTAAAAATTTGTGATCCTATGAATGATTTTTTATCTGAACTAGATAATTCAGAATATCAAGGTTGTATTGGAATGGAAATGGCAAAAAGACCAAATTCAATAGGTGCTGGAACTGGAGTAGTAACTGAAGAACCAAATAGAACTCCAGAAATGATTAAGGAATTTGATGGTATTTTCTGTGAACCTATTTGGGTTTGGAAAAAGAATTAATGAAAGACACGCATACATTATGGGTAGAAAAGTATCGGCCAACCACCTTAGACACTTATATAGGGAATGAATCTCTAAAAGAAAAAGTGTCTTTTTATCTGGAGAGTGGCGACTTACCACATCTTTTACTATATGGTAAGGCTGGTACAGGTAAGACCACTCTCTCTAAAATTCTTGTAAAGAATATCGAATGCGATTATCTTTATATAAATGCGAGTGATGAAAATAATGTAGATACAGTTAGAACTAAAGTAAAGAATTTTGCTTCAACAATAGGATTTAAAGATTATAAAATAATAATTCTTGATGAGTGTGATTATATTACTCCAAACGCACAGGCAGCACTTCGTAACCTTATGGAAACATTTAGTAAACATTGTAGGTTCATTCTAACCTGTAATTTCGTAGAGAGAATAATTGACCCAATTCAGAGTCGTTGTCAGGCATTTCATATTGAACCTTTGAGCCGGCCTGAAGTTGCAAAACATTTAATTACTAATATTCTTGATACTGAGAATATTAAATATGAGTTAGATGATGTTAAAGTTATATTGGATAGTAATTATCCAGATATACGAAGAGTAATTAATACAGCACAGAGACAGTCTGTGGGTGGTGAATTAAAAGTAGATAAAGAATCAATAATTCAAAGGGATTATAAATTAAAAATTTTGAATTCTTTAAAAACGCAAGATAAGAAAAATGCATTTAATAATATACGACAAACTTTGGCAACTGAAAAGATTAGAGATTTTGCAGATTTATTTAGAGTATTATATGAAGAGGTTGATTATTGGGGAGAAGGTCATATAGCAGAGTGTATTTTAATAATTGCAAAATATGAATTATCTGATGCACAGGTAGTGGACAAAGAAATAAATGTAATGGCAATGATAATAGAATTGTTAGGAGTAGTAAAATGACTAAATATAAAAATAAGGATGGCATTGAATTAAGTTATGATGGTCATGAAGATGATTCTCACGCTAATTTAGTTAAAGAAGTTCTTAAACAAGCAGTTAAACTTATTAATTCGGGCGCAGAAAAGGATAAAGTAATAGAATTTTTAACTGAAAATTTTTCATTAAATGTAGAGGAAGATTAGATATGAATACTTCTTGGGGTGAAACAAAATCAAGTCCAAAGAAAAATGTAAAACCAGGCGAAGAAAAACATATTTCAGTTTATGAAAATAAAATATATTATTATTCTGGAGTGACCAGAGAATCTGTAGTTGAATTAAATCATAAACTTAGTGAATTAGAAGCAAAACATCTTACAGTATCTAATGTATTAGAAATTGAACCACCCCCGATTAGATTGTATATAAATTCAGGCGGAGGTTCAATTACAGCTGGTATTGCATCAATGGATACAATTTCAAGGTGTAAAGTTCCTGTTTACACTTATGTAGATGGATTTTGTGCAAGTGCAGCAACTTTTCTTTCAATAGTGGGAGTTAAAAGATATATAAGTAAAAATTCATATATGTTAATACATCAATTATCTTCAAATTTATGGGGAAAATACTCTGAAATAGAAGATGAGAAAAAGAATTTAGATTTAATGATGGAAACAATTAGAAATGTATATACAGAATATACTAAAGTTCCAATAGAAGAATTAGATGAAATATTAAAACACGATTTGATGTGGGATGCTAAAACCTGCTTGAAATATAATTTAGTTGATAGAATTGTATAGGAGTTAAACGATGACAACAAAACCAATGAGACCATTACCAGGAGCCAGTAATCAAGGAGCTACAGTTCAGGTAGATTTACGAGATGCAGAGACATTAAAATGTGAACATTGTGGGAATTATCTTTTTATACTTTGTTATGTGTTAAAGAGATTATCAGCATTAGTTTCACCTACTGGTAAAGAAGAAATGATACCTGTACAAGTTTATTCGTGTGGTGACTGTGGTAAAGTTTCAAAACTTTATACTGGAGTTTTGGGTGATGAAGTTGAAGCAAATGTGTTAAAAGAAGATAAACCAGATAAAGAACCATTGTTCCGTGCCGATTTATGAGTATATCTGTCCAACTTGCGGGCATGAAGAAGAGGTTTTACAGAAGATGGAAGATAAAGCTCCAGATTGCTCTAAATGTGTAGAGGTAAAACAATTAATGAAAAGGAAAATTTCAAAACCGGCAGTTATATTTAAAGGATCAGGATTTTATGAAACCGACTATAAGAAAAAACCAGAATCAAAAGAAGATAAAAAGCAAGAATCTGTTTCACCATCTAAAAAATCTGACGGAGATTCAGAATCCTAATTATTGGGATGAAATAACAGAAGAGGATAAAAAAACTTGGTCTAATTATATGATTAATCGTTTTCTTTCTATGAAGAGTGATTGGGTAGAACTTGTAAATGAATTTCAAAAATATAATGTAAAACCAAAAGATTTATATAAATTTTATATAAATGTTTTACCAAAAAGGAAACAGTGGTTAAAATATGTTAAAGGGAGAAATGATATGAACTATCCAAACTGGCTTATTAATATAGTACGTAATAATGATGAATGTAGTAGAGCTGAAGCTATAGAGGCTATAGGTTTTTATATGCTGACAGACGGTGGTATGCTTGAATTGCGTGAGATATTAGTAAAATGGGGTATTGAAGAGAGTAAGCTTAAAGAATTAGGAATAGACTTTACTAATCTTATTGTATGATAAAATCTTTGGTTAATTATGAAGTTCTAAAAAAATTTACTAATGAAGATACTCTTGATTTAGAATACCATAAAGTAACAAATGACATTGAAAATACTGATATTGAGCGTGGTATAAATATTATATTTAAATATTATCGTAAAAGTGGATTTCCCCATTATATTATAAATGATCAAGAAAAATATAGTCATTTTGAAAAGTTAAGAAAGTTTAATTCGAATACTATATTTGAAAACAATCAAATTATTCAAACGATGCATTGTTTACGGCTAGTGTGGTCATACTTTCCACATTGGATTGATGTTAGATGTGGAACATCTTTAAGTCCAAGAGAGGCATTTAATGATGATGTTATGTTGAAAACAATTATTAAAAAATGTTGGAATTGGCAATTAAAATATGGTAATAATAAATTTACTTTAAATAGATTTAGACAATCTTTGAAATTATATGGTGGTTCATATGGAGTTAGTAATTTTAGACCAACAGCAGCAAAATTAATTTATGAGAAGTATGGTGGTGATGGAGTAGTGTGGGATATGAGTTGTGGTTGGGGTGGAAGGTTATTGGGGTTTCTTGCAGCATCTAATACTAAACATTACATAGGAACTGAACCTGCCACGAGGACATATAATGGCCTATTAGAAATGAAAAAAGATTTTACATATCTAAATAAGAAAGTTGATATTTATAAAAAAGGAAGTGAAGAGTTTTTACCACAAAAAGAATCTATTGACTTTTGTTTTACATCACCACCGTATTTTGATACGGAAAAATATAGCTTGGAAAAGTCACAAAGTTTTATTAAATTTCCAACAGAAGATGAATGGATAAATGGGTTTCTGAAAAAGACTATTGAAAACTGTTATAGTGGATTGAAATACAATTGTTATATGTTATTGAATATAGCAAAAACAAATAAATATAAATGGATTGAGAAAGCAACTATTAGTAAAGCAAAAGAGGTTGGTTTTAATTTTGTAGATACTTTGGAGTTGATATTATCAAGTATTGCTGGAAAAGGTTATAAATATGAACCTGTATTTGTATTTAAAAAGGAACTATTATGAAAGTTATAAAAGAAGCTAGTACAAAAAAAGGTATATCAGTAGAAACTACACGTGATGAAGAATCTATTGTTGTACAAATGGAACGAGACTGGCCAGAAATGACTTCAGAATTTAAAAAAATTCAACAAGAACAATATGAGTTATTTTTACTTAAACAACACGATTACGGCCCTGGCAATATTAGTGTTGGTTCTCAATTAAAAACAGAAGAAGAAGTAAATCTATCACTTATAGGTTTATGGTTTAGAATGAATGATAAAATTCAAAGATTAAAAACTCTTTTACTTGGTGATAAGAAATCTGCAGTTAAAGATGAACCATTAGAAGATGCTTATCTTGATGTATCTAATTATGGTATTATGGCAACTATAGTTGGTCGTGGTAAGTGGGGCAAATGAAAAATATATCATATAGTCAATATAGTCAATGGGCTGTTTGTCCATATCGTTGGAAACTGTTATATATAGATAAATTGGGAGAGTGGACAGATAATATACATACGTTGTTTGGAACATCAATGCATGAAGTTCTACAAACATATCTTACTGTGATGTATAGTGATACGATTAAGGACGCAGATAAACTACCTTTAGATCAAATGTTATTATATAGAATGAAAGAAAATTATGAAAATATTCTTAATAAAAACGGGGGTGTTGTAATTTGTGAACAATATGAAATGGAAGAGTTTTATAGGCATGGATTGGTCATTTTAGATTGGTTTAAGAAAAAACGTGGTATGTATTTCAGTAAAAAAGGATATGAATTAGTTGGAGTAGAAGTTCCTATTAAGTATAAATTACCAAGTGGTATAAATTTTATTGGATATATAGATGTTATCATACGTGATGTATTGAGAGATAAACATAAAATTATAGATATTAAAACTTCTACAATGGGATGGAATAAATGGCAAAAGGCAGATAAAAATAAAACAGATCAAATTTTATTATATAAACAGTTTTATGGGAAACAAAATAATATTTCGTTAGATAAAATTGATGTAGAGTATTTTATTGTTAAAAGAAAATTATATGAGAAAGTAGATTTTCCTCAAAGAAGAGTACAGACATTTATACCAGCGAATGGTACTCCAAGTATAAATAAAGTTACTAATAATTTAAAATTGTTTATTGATGAATGTTTTTCTGGTAAAGAACATAATACAAGTCATACGTATAGAAAAATCCCATCAAAGAAAAATTGTAGATGGTGTGAATTTAATCAGACAGAATATTGTGATGAAGGCATAAAATAATGTTATCTAAAATAAGTTTAAGACTAAAATTATCAGATTTTATTAATACTGATATAGAACAAACTGTTATGGATATGATAAATGCTGCACATCTTAAATTAAATTCTGCAGTTATATTGTATTTGTGGTATGACGAAGATGAGTTATCGTTAACAGAGTTAAAAACTTTTTTAATGAAGTGGGATAGTAAATTACATTTTAAAACTATTGTAACATCAAATAGTAAAATGTCAAATGCTAATTTTATATGGTATGATATTATTCCAGATGAGTATTATACAGAAAGGTTAAATAGACGATTTGCATATAAATATTTTTATAAAACTGATATATTAAATGGATTAAAAGAATTTTATAAATGTGCAAAATTTATAATTTCAGATAAGCCACCACGTAAACAAAAGAGAAATGATTATGAGGGGTGATGAATGGAAGTGGTGGAAACAGAGAAGTATTAGAGTGGCTATAGTTGGTAGTAGGCAATATTTGAATAACAGAAAGATTAAAGATTTTATTTATAGGTTGAAAGAAAAATATGGTGAAGAAGTAGAAATAGTGAGTGGTGGTCAACCATTGGGAGCTGACGGAATAGCAAAACATATTGCTTTAGAGTTTGGTATGAATTATATTGAATTTCCACCAGCACATTATAAACATAATATACATTGTAAATTATCAGCTGAATATTATGGTAAGAAATATTATGTGAGCAATTTTTTTAAAAGAAATAAACAAATAGCAGAATATAGTGATATAGTTGTTGCATTTATACCAGATGGTATTGAGTCAAGAGGCACTATGAATACTGTTAAATATGCTACAGAAATGAAAAAATTAATAAAAATATTTAATTAGTATATATTTATATATAGATATACATATATACAAAGGGTTTTGTTATGGAATACAAATTAACTTCGGTAAAAGTTTTAAAAGATTTATATAAGAAATTCAAAATATCAAATTTAAGTGACGAATTTACTTTACAAAAATTAGTAAATCGTTCAATGGATTTATATTTATTAGATGAAAAATTTAAAACTAAAATTAAAGATTGGAAAAATTTGAAACCGAGTGGGAGTAGATTATAATGGAAGGCAGATTGAGTGAAAGAATACTTGATAAAATCTATGATGTTTTAGTTCGGATAGATAAGAGATTAAAAATTATAGAGGACAGTCTTAAAAAAGAAAAAAAAGATAAAAAGCAGTTATTAAATGATTAATTTTTAATTTGAGAGGTTATTATGTCAAAACGTAAAATTTTGTTATTATCAGACGACTTGAGAATGTCAAGTGGTGTTGGTACAATGTCAAGAGAGTTTGTACTTGGTACAATTGATAAATATGATTGGGTACAAGTAGGTGGAGCTATACAACATCCAGAAGATGGTAAAATTATTGATATGAATGAATCAGTTAGAGCAGAAACTGGAGTTGAAGATGCTAGTTTAGTAATATATCCTATTAGTGGATATGGCAATCAAGAATTATTGAGGTCTATCCTCGATAAAGAAAACCCAGACGCTATTTTACATTATACAGATCCAAGATTTTGGAGATGGTTATATGATATGGAACATGAAATTAGGCAGGAGATGCCTATTTTTTATTATAATATATG